CCTGGTGTAACTTTACCACTGCAAACAGCTGATGCATACATGTTTGCATATGCCGAAGGATAGACCTTGAACTTTCGTTTCGCTGCTGCTTTACCTCTTGGACATAGTTTTGCCATTAGATTAATCCTTTGTAATATTTTTTATAGCTTGGATTCGAAACTTCAACACCACCCAAGTCTCCAGAAATATAACTACCATTATAATCTCTTTGAGCTTGCCTTACCATAGAATTTTCAGCGCCTCCTTTAGAAAAATATTTTCTACCTTTTAGCGCTTCTATTCTTGCACTGGTTTTTTTCTTCTTCTCTTTTTTCTTACCAGACATTTGCTGCAGAAGTTTTTGAATCTTTTGCTTATTCATTATTTATTTATTTTACCAGATTTTTTAGCTTTGCTTCCGAATCTTCCGTATGACTCATCTCTAGAATCTTTTAACTGTTTTTTAGTTCTTTTCTTTTTGATTCTCATAGCGATTGATTCGTCTTTTCTATCTTTGTAGCCTTGTTTCTTTTTACCCACACGTCCTCCTTTTTTATACATAGATCCACCTCTCATACCCATATCAGGGTTATAAAAGCCAGATGCTTCATCTTTTCTTGCAGTGCCAGAAATCATTTTTCCACCACCAGCTTTTTTTACTCTACCGCCGCCCATCAATGCTTTTCTTGACATAGCAACTTGTTTGTTAAATCTTGGATTTGCCATTATTTTTTTCCTCCGTTCTTAAAGATTTGTGTTCCCTTTATTCCAAAAATTGATCCGACGACGAGGATCCAAAGGGTACTGAACCAAGTCGGCAGTGCCGCGAAATGTTCGAAGAAAGTTTTTACTTTCTCTAAAGCGCCCGGATCGTCCGAGAAGACCCCCCAAGCGAGCACAATTATGGGCGCCGACAAAATTATGAGAACGAATTCGTCCTTGTAATCGTTTTGTCTAGCCTCTAACAACTTACCCTGGTAAGCTTCCTCACCTCGAGCTTGTCGTTCAGCGTGCAGTAATTGAGCATCAGACATCGCGACTTTTGCCTTCTGCTTGTTAGCATAAATCTTACTACCAGCGGATACAGCTAATTTAATTGCTGACAACCACATGTTAATACCACTTAGCTGTTTTCTTTTTGTCCTTAAGCATTCTTTTAGTTCCTCTAACCTCTGTTTCATCTCCAGTTGGTATGTAGTTTCTTGGCATACCATCAGCAGTTGTTACAGATCTAGGGTCCAACTCAATATTTTGAGATGGAATGCCTATTTCTTCGGACTCAACAAAAAATTTATCCTCTTTTGCCATTTTTCCTCCTGTTTTTATTTACACCAGCTCGGTTAAGAGCGATTGCAATCGCTTGTTTACGATTTTTTACCTTCTTATCAGAGCCACCAATTTTGAGAGTACCTTTTTTAAATTCTCTCATGACCTTTTTAACCTTTTTTTGTTCTTTTTTCACCTATTTTCTCCTTCGTATTTTTCAATCTCTACACTTGGAATAATTTTATCAACATTTGGTATAGATTTACTTAAAATTGTCTTTTCAATTGATGTATTAGCTCTTAGATTAGCTAGTTCTTCGTTTTGTTGCAACTTATCTTGCTTATCTTGTTGGTTCATCATAGCTTTTAGGCGATCAAGGTTAATTTTTTCTTCACCTTCAACACGTTTTCTCTCATTGTCCATAGCTCTAAGGTCTAATTCTCTTGCTCTTAGTCTTGCAACTGGGTCATTACCAAAACCTGATGTAACTTCACGTTCTTCTTTTAGGAATTCTTCCATCATGTTTGCAATCAATACAGCTTTTCTACCTTCAATTCTTTGACTTAACTGTTGAACCTGCATTTGAAGTTGTGGATTTTGTGCAGCCATCTGTTGCATTTGTGCAAGTTGTGGTAACTCTTCTCTAAATTCTAATTCTATTTGTTCTTGAGCCATCAAACTAATATGTTCAAAAATATTTTTCTCCATAGCAGCCATAACCATCGGATTATTTCTAGCAATGTTAGTTGCCATAAAATTTAAATGAGAAGTTATGTGTGCTCTGTG